AGCCAGTTGCACCATTTTCAGTAGTAACTTCTACCCATCCGATCTGAGCCATGTCAGAACCAGATACTTCGTAGTTGTCCTTGATAATGATAGGGCTGTTGTCAAAGATTGAATCTTCAGCCTCCAAAGAGCCAGCCATTCCATTGCTGCCCTTTTTAAACTCAGAACCGTAAACAAATGCAGTAGAAGTAGTTGATACAGGGATGGTCTGACCACCAGCAGCGTAGTAAGCTACAGTGAAAGTCAATCCAGATACTGCGGTGATGATAGCTTTATCGCTTTGGGTACCACCAGCATTGCGAGACAAGAACACAGTCTGACCTACGCGGAAGTTACAGGCAGTAATGCCTGAGTCAGCAACTGTCCAAGTAGCGGTGTCAGAAGCAGCAGCAGCAGCAGAAGTACAGCTTACATACTTGGTATGCAAACGACCTTGCTCTGCCCACTTAATCAAGTCAGAGTTAGAAGGCATCTCGGCACCTACTTGGCGCAAGAAAGATGCGATAGAGCGATTACCGTAACGCTCGAATTCCTTCTCGTAAGTATCAGGAAGATACTGATTCAAGAAATCGAAGTTGGTAATGTAATTTGAAGGCAAAGTTGCCTTAACGGATGAGGGGGTTATAGCAAACCCGGGACTCACTTGAACTGATCCAGCCATAGTTTTGTTTTTTTAGTTTTTTGTTATCTGTTACTCATTTTTATCTTGAGCCCACTTCCGTGGTCAGAGTCCAAAGCAACAACTTTGAAACCAGTTGTAGGCGTGAGCTGTGGTGCCGACCGAACGTCCATCTGGATATTCTTTGACTCCTTCGCTACACTGTCTACTGCTGCGGCTCTGCCTTGCTCATAAAAGTGCTTGGCAAAACTGTCTGGGTTCATCGCTACTGCGATAGCTCTGTGGTATGCAGCTGGGTCCTTAATGAATCCTTTCTCGTCTAAGAAAGAACCAATAAACTTGCTTACGTCAGATTGAGCCTTTTTCAGTTGTTCTGGACTGCTAGGCTTAAACGAGAGAGACTTGTCGTCGATCTTAAATTCAAAACCTTTGAACTGATCGCTGAAAAGCTCGTCTGTCTTCTTAGCAAAGAACTCTGAGCGCTCTAACTGAGCCTTCTGCACTTCCTCGGATTCTTGAGCATATCTTTTGAAGTCCTCGTACATACTTTTCTCTTCGTCAGAAACTAAGCCACCCCTTGACTCAACGGGTACCTTGTACTGTTCCTTCAGTTTGTTGAAGTAGTCTTTGGCCTTTGCAAGATCTTTTTTCATTGCTAGCTTCTTCTTCTTAACGTCTTTTGGATCGTCAAGGTCTTCATCAAAGTCGTACCGAGTCTCGATTTCGTACTTTACGTCTTCGTCGTCATACTCTGGATTCTCCTGTTTGATGAATTCAGCTAGCAGTTGATTTGCAGGAACATCGTCGTAGTTCTTATTCAACTGAATAAAATCTTCGATTCCTCGTCCGGTCTCTTTCTTGTATTTCAAGAACGCAGACACGTCTTCTGGTAGTTCCTCCGCCTCTTTTCTCGCCTCGAACAAATCGTCAACTGAGTTGATTTCTTTGTTGTACCGATTTTTTAAATATGTAAGAACGTCTGTATCTTCTAGCTCCTTGGCTTGCGCCTCAGTGCTTTCGATCTTTTCTGTTGTCCCGTCAGCGGCCACTACTGTGGTTTCTACCGGGGCTTCTTCAGAAGACAAGCCATGCTTCTCTTCGTGCTCTTTCAGAAGTTGTGCTTCGATTTCTTGAACAGATTTCTGTTCCTCGAAGGCTACTTCCTTCACTTTGAATTCATTTTCCATATAAGATTTGATTTTACGTCACAAATTTACGAATAAATGTGACACGCTATTTTGGCTCAAATGACGCTAGGTCAAAGCCATCAAGGGTGTCCTCATTCGACTCGAAATCGACCGGTGGCAAGTTGTTTTTTCTTTGCTCGATCAATTTTGATTGCTGTGTATTCTGAATAGAAATCCGCTTGTCTTTAGCTTCTTCTTTCATTTTTTCTTTGTCGTTAATCATACTAGCGTCAACGCCCTTCAACTGCATGTTCATCTGGAACTCTTGCTGCATTAATTGCAACTTAATTTGAGCTTCCTGTTGCATTGTCTGAACTGAGAACATCGACTCTGCCTCCTTGATGCGGATCTTAGACTGTGTTTCTGCTTCGATCTGTGCCATCTTGGCCTCGGCTGCTGCCTGTGTAGCTGCAATGTTAGACTGAGACTGGAACTGAGACATCATCTGCTGTTTCTCCATGTCCTTCTTCTCCTTGTCCTTGCGCTTAACCTTCAACAACTGGTTAGCAACCTTCAAGTTCTTGATCTCGCGGATGTCGATTGCGTCCTCAAGGGCGATCTGGTCACGGCTCAATGCCATCTGGATGTTTGCCTCAAGCTGTTGCTTCTCCTCTTCGTCAGGCGAAACCTCGATGAAGATACCAAAGTCGTGCAAGTAAAGGTCCTTGATGCTGTCTAGGATCTGGATGTTATACTTACCGATCTGGTTAGCGAACTCCTCACGGAACTCAGCGTACTCTAAAATGTCAGACACACGGCAAGACAATGCCTCAGACAACCTGCGTGTGATGAAGATACCACCATCAAGAATGTGACGAGTTGCAGTGTTTGAGTTAGCGGCTGCCAGCTTCTGTACGCCCACCAAAGCATCGGCGCTAGGCATAGACCCGTCGCGTGCTTCGTTAAGCCCTGTAACGTCGCGTAGCATTCCCATGTACTGGTTGTATGCTGAGATCAAGCTAGAGATTTTACCCTGTGCTGCACTGTGGTTCAGCTCCTGGATTGGAACACGTGCGTTGTTGAACTCACCGTCCTGTGTATAGCTACGTCCGATTACACTACCCGTTTGGAAGTACATGCGTAATGCATCCTCTGGGTTGTAAGCGGCACCGTTGCCAAGGTCAACCTCGTTCAGTCCGTCGGCGTCAATAAACACACCATCTGGTACCATCTTGGTCAACACCTGTTGCAACTTAAGGTGAGTCATCTGGATCAAGTCAGCGAACGCTGTCATCCTGCGGCCCAAAGACTCGATGGCTCCCTTGTACATACGAGGGGCTACCATCACGTAGTTTGAGTACGCATACTGTGACGCAGACTTGGGGCGTGCCATGTTCTTGGACAACTCCCACTTGATCAATTTATTTGAGCCAAGAATCAAGATGCCCTCGTACCAAACGTCAATACGCTTCTCGATACGCTCGAATCTTTCCTCTTGGTCTGTTGGAGGGTTGAAGCTTTCGTCCTTACGGATGATACGCTCTCCACCGCTCTCCAAGAACTTCTTCTTGTATACGAAGGTCTTGTCAGTTTTATAGTTAAAGTACAACAGGGTTACAACGTCCTTGTCGAACAAGTCGTTCCTATATGTACGCATGATGCCATAGTAGTCCCACCAAGCAGATCCAAGCTGTGAAGCTTCTTCTAGTTCTGGCTTTGTGATGTCTGGCTTGATCTTGATCAGCTCAGTGATCGGAACCTGCTTTACCTCTCCCCAGTAGAATACGTCGTCAAAATAGGGTGACTCGGTGTAACTGTATACCAAGTTGGCGGGGTCGACATAGTCAACCTTAACTCCGGCTCCTGGTAGAAATGAGTGCTTCGCACCACCGATACCCAAAGTGGCAAGGTCGTAATCGATACGTTTTTTAGTGTCTGCATAGTTGTTCTGTTCAAGTAGAGTATTGATTGCTTGCTCTTCTGCAATCTCGATGCTTGGCTTATACTTCAACTGCATGTAAAGCTGCAACTCCTCATCGTTTGATGGAAGCTCCTCTACATTGGTGTTGAACGCGTCTACGCCAAACTGTTCCTTTGTCTGTAGCAAGAAATCCTTAGCGACCATGTCGCCTTCGATCATGTCTTGGAACTGGTTACGCTGATCTGCCGCTAGTGCATCTTGCGCTACGGCCTTTACTGAAAAGTTTCTATCAGCCATTCCATTAACAACAATGTCAATGAACTTAGGCATGATAGGTACCGGTGTCCAAGAAAGGTTTAAATACGATAGGTCTCCATCGAATGACATCTCCTTTTTGTACTTCTCAACGGACTGCTCTCCGCGTGCATACAGGCGCAAACGGTGGAACTCCACCCACTGGTTATAGAACCTGCACGAGCCTGCGTCTTTTCGGAACCACTCCGACTGCACCGCTAACCCAACCTGTAGACCGAACTCTTTAGACGCCTTCTCAGCGTCCGTGGCCAGCTGGCTTGGGAA